CTTTTCTGTTTTCACCGCAACAAGAAAGCACAAGTCATGACTAAGGCTGGACAGGGTCGCACAAGGGCGCTAAAGGCCGTACCAGAGGCGAACAGGGCGGAACAGGGAATTGCTCTGGAGTCTAAGCGTCTAATTGGCTCAGATCGCCCCAGAATTCACTCTGCGCTTAACGATTTACCGTCCAGAGGCCAAGAAGTCATTGACTTTGCGGAGTCCATAGGCGTAAAACTTATGCCTTGGCAGAAATTTGTCTTTGAGCATGCTTTAAAAATTAAGCCTGACGGGCGTTGGAAACACCCGGTCGTGGTGATCGTTGCAGCCCGGCAAAACGGTAAATCAACAATCATGGAAATGTCGATCCTTGCCAGAATGTTTTTGTGGAAAGAACCTTTGCAGCTGGGCAGCGCACACGTACTCACAACCTCACTTGAGACATTTCGGCACATTGTCAATCTGATTGAAAGCAATAAGAAACTTGCATTGCAGGTTAAAAAAATTCGCTGGGCGCATGGCTCAGAGGAAATTGAGTTGAAGTCTGGCGCGCGTTATGTAGTCAAGGCTGCCAACGCAGCTGCTCGCGGTTTCGCAAAGCCTGAGACGGTGTACATGGACGAGACGCGACAACTAAAAGACACTGAGGCGTGGTCTGCTATGCGATATACCATGATGGCTGCAAAAAATCCTTCGTTATGGACGTTTTCAAATGCCGGTGATCAACACAGCTTAATCCTTAACCAGCTGCGTGATCGAGGCATGGCAAGTGCTGCTGGATCTGACGACGACATTGCCTACTTTGAATGGTCTGCATATTCGGACAAGATAACTGACGAAAAAAACTGGGTCGCAAGCAATCCTGCACTTGGACACACAATCCATGAGGACAATATCCGCGCGGTGCTAAATGATCCGCCTGACGTAGTACAGACAGAAGTGCTTTGCCGCTGGGTCAACACAATCAGCGGAGCGATACCGGCAAAAGAGTGGAACGAGTGCGGCGGGGCTGAGGTACATCTGGACGTCGAAAAGGTAACTTGGTTTGGCCTTGATCTTTCGCCAGATCGACGAGACGGGGCTTTGGTTGCAGCGCAGAAAAATCCTGACGACACTTTTATTCTCAAGCTGCTGCACACTTGGCACAATCCGATTTCGCTCGACGATAAAGCAATCGCAAATGACATTGCGCCTTATGCTCGCAAATATCCTGTCGAATATGTGGCATTTAGCAAAAGAACTAGCTCTGCTGTAGCTGCTCGCCTTGCACCTGCTGGAATTCCAGTGATCGACATTGACGGCGCTCTTTACGGCCAGAGTTGTGATGAATTGCTGGGAGCGATTACCTCAAAGCGGCTTATGCATGGGAAACAGGCAGAATTATCCAAGCAGATACTATCGGCCGTCAGATTACCAATGGGCGACGGCGGCTGGATTATCGGACGGCGCGCCTCAAGCGTTGCGGTCTGCGCAGCTGTGGCCTCAGCTCTAGCGACACACTTTGCGACACGCCCTGAAATGGAGATCGACATTTTCTCAGCCTAGGTGTATATGCCACCTTTACACTTAGCGCATGGGTCTATTTTCGCGCACTGTCACAACACAAGCGCCTGAGGCGACGGCGGACATTGAAGCGTCACTAGCGCCAGTAAATGTCACCAGCTCGCTTTACAATATCTACGGCGTTGCCGGTATTACAGCTTCTCGCGTTGAATTTATGTCAGTGCCAACATGCGCTCGCGCTCGCAACATTATCTCGTCGAGCGTCGCTTCAATTCCGCTCAAAGTGCGCACAAAGCAAGACGGCGCAAGAGTTGAGACACCGCCAAAATGTATTAACCAACCAGATCCACGCGTGCCGGGCTTTGCGACTTACGCATGGCTTGCAGAGGATTTATTGCTATACGGTTACGGCTACATGCGTATTTTGGAAATCTATGCTGACACATATCGAATTCGCAGTGCAGAACGTATCGACCCAACACGCGTCACAATTAAAACAAATGCTAACGGCACAGAGATCGAGTATTACTGTGTTGACTCAATACCAGTGCCATATGAAGGCGTTGGAAGTCTTGCAGTTTTCTACGGTGTAGATGAGGGAATTCTTAATCGTGCCGGTCGAACAATTAAAGCTGGAGCAGAACTAGAACGCGCTGCAACAATGTACGCGCGTGAACCAGTGCCAACAATGGTTTTGAAATCTAACGGCACAGCGTTGCCAGCAGACCGCATTGCTAAGTTGCTTGAGTCTTGGGGTCAGGCGCGTCGCAATCGCTCAACTGCGTTTCTAAATGCTGACGTTGAATTGCAGACACTTGGCTTCGACCCTGAGAAGTTACAACTCAATCAAGCCAGATCCTACGTTTCGACCGAATTAGCCAGAGTCACAGGAATTCCCGCTTATTACGTTGACGCTGAGTCAGGATCGAGCATGACATACAGCAACGCAACTTTGGCGCGTCAATCGCTCCTGGACTTTTCACTTCGCCCAATCATGACGGCGATCGAGGAACGCTTGTCAATGACAGGCATGCCAAATGACTTTGTACCGGCAAGCCAAGAAGTTAAATTTGATTTGGACGACTACTTACGCGGATCTGCAAAAGAACGTGCAGAAGTGTACAAAATTCTTTACGACATTGGCGCTTTAACTTCAGATGAAATCCGACTAGAGGAAGAAATGATCAGATGACCTATAGCATACAAAAACCAATCAAAATGGACTTTTCAATCAAAGTCGAAGCTGCGGATTTTCCAAAGCGTGAATTGTCTGGTCGCATTGTGACGTGGAATGAGGAAGGCGTCACCAGCTCTGGATCAACCATGTTTCAAAAAGGCTCGATTACTTTGGGCAAGACAACCAAGCTTTTGCTTGAACACCGCCGCGAGTCGCCAATCGGTTTTCTTAAAGACTATACCGAGGACGACGAAGGAATTTATGCAACCTTTTCTATCGGCAACACCACCGCCGGATCTGACGCGCTAGTCGAAGCGTCAACTGGTCTGCGTGACGGTTTTAGCGTCGGAGTTATTGCTCAAAAATACAAAAACGTTGACGGCGTTTTAGTAGTTAGCGCAAGTGCGCTCAAAGAGGTTTCATTAGTCACAGATCCAGCCATAGCTTCGGCGAAGGTTGAAATTGCAGCTAGTGAGAACAACAATTCTGAGTCCGAAGTGGAAGCAGATGAACAACCTACAGAAGGAGACAAGCAAGTGGAAACACCTACAACCGTTCCAGAAGTGTCAACCGAAACGGTTGAGGCTTCCAAGGTAGAAAAGGTCGAGGCTTCTCGTCCGCTCTACTTCTCATCACCACGTTCACCAATCACAACTGGTGGCGCATATCTTGAACACACAATCAAAGCTGGACTTGGCAACGAGGACTCTCGCCAGTACATCAAGGCAGCAGACGACAGCTTCACAACAAATCCAGCGTTCTCGCCGGTATCTTACGTTCGCGACGTAGCAACAAACACAAATGCTGACCGTCCAGTAATTGAAGCTTGCGGCGGTACACGTCCGCTTAATAGTTACGGAATGACAGTTTCAATTCCAAAAATCACTGCTAACTCAACAGCTGCGACAGTTGCTGAAGGTGGAGATCCAACAGGCACAACAGCGATCACTTCTGCATACGTAAATGCAACAGTAATCAAAAAGGCTGGTTTCCAGCGTTACAGCGTTGAACTTCTTGACCGTTCAGATCCAAGCTTCTACGAAATCATGCTTCAAAATCTGCGCGACGCTTATGCTCAAGCAACTGACCAATATGTAATTGCACAAATTACAGCTGGCGGCACACAGGCAACAGCAACAGCAGCAGACTCAGCTGGCTTGATCTCATTCGTATCAACAGAAGCACCAGCTGCATACACAGCGACAAAGCGCACAGCTAAGTCATTTGTTTCAGGTACTTCAATTTGGACTACGCTTCTTGGCGCAACCGATACAACAGGCCGTCCAATTTACAACGCTGGCAATCCTATGAACAACGCAGGATCAGCAATTCCTACAAGTATCCGCGGCAACGTTCTTGGACTTGACTATTACGTTGATCCAAACATGGTCTCAACTTCAATCGACGAATCAGCGTTCATTATCGAACCACGCTCAATCGAAATTTTTGAGTCACCTGCACTTACATTGGCAACAAACGTGCCAACAACAGGCGAAATTGAAATCATGCTCTACGGCTACATTGCAGCGCAAGCTACATTTGCCGGTGGACTACGCCGTTTCAATCTAACCTAATCCACTTAATCATGGCCTAGGTGCGCTCCCGTATCTAGGCCAGCAGTTCACGAAAGGACAGAGATGCCTAGCATTATTACAGCCTCACAGCTTCGCACAGTGTTAGGCGTCTCTGTTTCTTTATATTCTGACGCGTATCTTGACTCAATTATAAATTCGGCTGAGCAGGTAATTTTGCCGTTGCTCACTGCAAATCAAAACGCTATTGCTGCGGTTTATCTGCAAAACAACGTTGCTTATTACATAACACAAAAGCCAAATACATTCGTCGCTGATCAAAGTGTAGTAATTAGCGGTTGCGTTCCAAATACTTTTAACGGCACAAAAACCGTCACCTCAAATTATTACGATCCTTTTCCTTATTTGCCTTTTGCTTATCCTGCGCCTTATTTCTACTTTACTTGCGCGGTTACAAATGCAGACATAACTTTTCGCCCTGTAATTCCTGCGGGCGTGGCCTACCTATCCGGGGCAAACGCGGCCACACTTTACGCCAACACTGACGCGGTTGAACAAGCGGTCACGATCGTCAGCGTTGAAATTTTCCAAAGTGTGGTCGCTCCCGGCGGACAAATCGAAGGCGTGGATTTTACGCCGTCACCGTTTAGAATGGGTCGCAGCTTACAAAATCGCGTAATTGGCCTTTTAGGAAATTACATTGACGTTTCAACAATGGCTATGTAAATGCCTACGCCAACAACTATTGCCACCAACGTTCGTGGCACACTAGCAACAGCTCTGGCTGGCGTAGCAGCTTCTGTTTATAGCTCACCGCCTGAGGCCGTCATTCCACCAGCTTGCGTAATCGTTCCAGACGCGCCGTATCTCGAAACGACGACTATTGGCAAAAGCACTGTTCGGGTCAAAATCAACTTTGTTGTAACTGCCGCTGTTGCCTACAACAACACTGCGGGCGCGCTCGATAACCTTGAGCAACTTATTATTGCGATAATGGGCGCAATGCCTACTGGCTACACAGTTGGAGATGTACAGCGTCCGACAGTGCAATCAGTAGGCGCTTCAAACCTATTAGTGGCGGATCTCGCGGTCAGCACTTACTACACACAGGAAACAATCTAAGGAGACAAGAAATGCCAACAACAATCGTCACTGGTCGCGACATAACCTTCACACTTGCGACCGTTAACTATGACGCACAGACCACGTCAGTAACTTTGGTCAATGCGCCTGTTATTACTACATATCAAACACTAGACGGCAAGGCTTACAAGCACATTGACGATCAGTGGACTCTTAACATGGAATTGCTCGCAGATTGGGGCGCAACTTCATCATTGTTCGAAGCAATGTGGACAGCCTTTACATCAGCGCCAAATACAGCCCTAGCCTTTACGCTAGTCACTGCAACAGGTGCAAGCTTTGCCGGCACAGTGTTCCCAGTAGCGCCTACAGCAGGCGGCACTGCACCAGACGCACAGACCGACTCATGGGCAATGCTTTGTGCCTCAACGCCAGTTCTAACAATCAGCTAATCAAAAGAGAAACGGGAGCAAATAACAATGAAACTGCCAATAACGATCGAGTACACATCAGGCGAGTTCGGTACATATACCGCGCAACCGCCAGAGTGGGCGAAGTGGGAAAACAAGACAGGTCAGACAATCTCACAAGCACAAGACAAGATTGGCATTGCCGATCTGCTATTTCTTGCGTGGCATGCAATGAAGCGCGAAGCTGGTGGCAAGCCAATAAAGGGCTTTGAGATTTGGTGCGAAACAGTTGCCGACGTGACGGTCGGTGAGGTTCTCCCAAAAGCTACGCCGCCGGAAGCGTAAATCGCATACTGGTTGAGCTGGCACTGGCGACTGGTATAGCAATGAGCGAGTGGCATACGGCGGAGCAGATATACACAGCGCTTGAGATATTGGAGAAGCAAAATGAGCGACAGCGTTGAGATTGCTTACGACAAGGCTGATCTGCGTCGCGTTTTAGGTGCATTTAAAGCAATGGACGAAGAAGCTACGGCACAGGCAAAAAAAGAGTCAGGTGCTTTGGCAGATTACGTCCAGCGCAACATTTTTGAAGCCGCTGGAGCTCGCGGAGCGGTTGCGTCCAGAATTGCTCAAGGATCTAAAGTTAGCAAATCAAGCAAAATTGGTGAGATTAGCTACGGTTTTGCTTCTCAAAAGTTTTCAGGCGGCGGAACAACAAGGGATCTTTGGGGCGGTGAGGAATTTGGATCTAACAAATTTAAGCAATTTCCAAAATGGTCAGGTCTAGGGCCAAAAGGT